CAATCGTTTTATCATCACAGGCATCGTATTACGAAATTGATAATTCGAAGATGAGGATTGCGATTGCATTGCTTGAGGAACAGATAATAAATTACCACTTCGACCTACTATTGAACCACCTTGACGACCTACATATAATCCATTTCCCTCTGATCTACCAGCATATAATCCTCTACCAGCATATAATCCTGAACCTTTTGCTAAAAAATCAAATTGGGTTCCTTTCAATAATAATTTTTCTTCTGGTGATAATGTTGATATATTTTCTACTCCACTATTTATTCTATTAATTAATTCTGCTTGAGCATTTATTGAAGTTTGGGTAAGTTCTTGTGAGATTTTGTCTTCTAGTGCTTTTTGTATTCCTGCTCTTGAAAGATTTCCCATGTTTGTCCCTAATTGATTATTTATTTGCCCTAATGCTTGATCTTGTAAATATTGACCTGCTAAATTTTTTGGAATTTTTGCTTTTGGACCTCCAGCATTTGATTGGTATTCTCTTGGATTATCTAAATAATCAGCAATCATGTAAGATAATGCTCCAACTCCTGCTGGAATGAATGGAATTAATTCAGGTTGAACAGTACCTAATGCTACCCCACCGGTTGCCAATCCAGCAGTAATTGCTCCTTTTGCTAATGGATTTAAAACATTTCGAGCATATTGATATGCAACTTTTTTACCGCGTTTTCCTAAAACTTTTTCAGCACCTTCATCAAATCTTTTACCAAAAATTCCCATTCCTTCCATCGATGATGCTTGTTCTTTATTTGCCATAATTTCAGATGGACTTAAAGATAATTCCATTCCTTTATTTCTGTTGAATGAATTTGTCATCAAACTATAATTTGATGGTTCAACAAGTAAATTTATTCCACCACCTTCCATTGATTTTTTTACTCTAACTTTTTTTCCATTTCTTAACTTAGACATTTGTTTTGGACTAACTTGAATTCTAATTGATTCCATTATATTTTATGTTGAGATAAAAATATAATGAGATAATGACTTTTTATTAATTTTTAAATAATGACTTTTTATATTATTTTTTCAATTTTTTCTTATAGTGCGAGTTCAGAGTCGACTTCCCGATAATATGTCTATCGAGACCTCACATCCATATGCCAAGAAGCACCACAAATCAAGAGCTTGTGTAGAAGAATTTTGACCAATAACTTGAACTGATTTTGGAACTTGTTGTTCAACTGGAAGCATGCGAGAAACATCAACATAATAATAACAATATCCCAATTCCCAACTTTGTTGATTAATGAGAGAAGAATTTAGACCATCAGTAATTCCACCATTGATAGCATTACACCCATAAGTTTGATTAATGAATTGTTCAAAAGAATATCTTTCAGTGTTATAAATCATATTTTGACCAGAAACAACTACGTTAAAATTAGTTAATAAAGCGAGAGGAGAAGTACATCCACATCCAGCAGGATCATATGGACTTTGATAAACTGGAATTCCATCCGCAACTAAATGAGCTGCTTGACTAGTAGCATAAAAAGGTAAAATTAAAACTGAACGTAAATTAGCAATACCATTTGTCAATAAATTATTAATTTGACCTCCAGATTGGACTGAATTAACTTGATATTGATAAATATCTTCATATATAATTTTTTTAATTGGGGAAGAAATATATGCTTGTTCAAAAACTGAATTAAAAGAATAAGCAGGAACATACAAATAAATACTTCTTGATAATACACCAAGTATTTGTGCTCCAGCTACTGAATTTTGAGTTGAATTCAAACAAGTTTGTCCAACAGAAATTGAAGCAATATAAGTAATAGCTCCAGTAGCTGAACCAAGAGGATATCCACCATTATAATAATCCATTCTAGCAACACCTCCTGTAGTACTTGTCACACCAACTGAATTAACTGCTCTTGATGCAATCATTAAAGGATTAACTCCACCAACAGCATTTTGAACTGATTGAACTGTCATAGCACCTGGAGTAACAACGATGGTTGCTTCAGTTTCCGTATCCTGTGCGATTGAAATATTTGTTGAACAATTATTCAAATTTAAAGTTAATTTCATGAAAGCACCTTTAATGAGTGGAATATTATTAAAAAATGAATGAATGTGTCTCAAGTGAATAAATGCCATAACACTATTGACATATACACCTGATGATGTAGCATCAACTCCATTTGTTTTTGTACTAATGTAAGATTTCCACATATTATTACAACTTTCAAAAGTGAATAAATTAGCAAAAGTTTGCCCTGATCCAACAGCACCTTCAACATCATAATTAATATAATTTTGACGTCTCAAAAACCCTTCATTTCCTAGACCACTTTTATAAGAATTATGTACATTTACACTAGAAGTAAGTTTAGCTTGTGTTCCGGCAATATATTTACCTAATTTAACACCAAGAACATTATAAGGAGGAGACATATTAGTATTATTACACACTCCTTTTCCACTAGAAGTATCTCCAGATTGATAAGTAAATGCTAAAGCATCATCAGGATAAAATCCCATAGTTGGACCCATAGATTGAACATCTTGCCATGATAATGAAGTCATCAATTTAAAAGCATTCCACATATTGATAAAAGGAGTTTGCTGAATAATTGTAGTTCCATTAAAATCTAAAGTTAAAGAATGAATAATCGAACCAAACCAATTTTTTAAACCAATTGCAAAATCAGCACTTTTTGTACTTGTTGCAGGAAGAAAAGACCCATTAGTTGCTCCTTTTGCTGCTTGATTTGTCAGGGTTAAAAGCAAAGGAGTTGCTAAGTATCCTTCTCTATATCCCATCCATTTATTAGAATTTGATAATTGAGATGTATCAATAACACATTGATTTGAATTGTAGTTACCATTTTGATTATCCAAGATATTTATCCAGTCTTTACGAACAAAAACATTTGGAACATCTTCGACCTCATTTGCTAAATCAAAAACTAGTTTATCACTTGACATTATATAATATTGTTAGAGAAAAATATTATACAAAATATGTAAATTATATTTTAAAAATTGAATTTGATATTTTTAGGTTTTTGTTTTGATGGAGTAATTGACAAACTTTCTAATTTTTTATTCAATCCACTTCGATTTATTCCTAAACCACATCCTAATCCTAAACCTAAACCTCTTCCAGTTGTATCTTTATAATCTTCTACACCTTCATAACTTGACGCAGAACCGGGTCCACCACTTTGCAATAAAATTGAACCCATCCCTCTACCATGTCTTCTTGCAGTTTTTCCTGAAATGTGAATATTATTCATACGGGGAACATAAATTAATCGTCTCATTATGATTTATGATGAGAAAATAAAAATAAAATAATTTTATGTGTCAACCATTTTTTTTCTAATATTATTTAATTTAAGTATGTTAAGATTTATTGAATTAATACAAGATATTTGTTTTGTTACAGCAGAATGTTGTTTAGAATTATCTTCACTATTATTTTTAATTCCATTCATTAATCTGAGTTGTTCTTGTTGTAAATCATCATAAATTTTTACTAAATACTGGGTACTAACGTCGTTAGAGAAGTTCATTTATATATATTCTTCAAAGAAAAAAATTTATGTATATAAAGCATCGGCAGGATCTTTGATTGCTAGAACTATTATAATACTTGGATCATTAATTTGAATTGGTTGTAAATCAGTTCCTAAAATAGTTAATCTCAATTCGTTATATGTTCCATCAATCAATTTAGACCAAATAAAATTAGGGGGTCTATCGATTATAATTTCACCCGGAGAAACAGTAGGAACTAAAGTATATATAATACTTGTTGGACTAGCATAAGCATTATCAATATTAGACATTGAAAATAATAATGAATTATTTGGTTGAACATTTGGTGATAAAGTTGAAATATAACTTAATGTGCCATTTACTAATTTACTTACATATTGACTTACTGGTGGGACATAAGCATTATTTAAATTTTGATTTGTTGTAAATCCAGCAATATATCCTAAAATTGCATTTACATTGGCAGGTAAAGTAATAATTGGATTAAAACTTTGTGGGGGAAATGGAACTGCTGATGGATTAGTCCATCCTACTGGTAGAGCAGTTGGAAATAAAAATGTATTAATTTGAATTGCATATCTTGTTGGATTTACAATAAATTCAGCATAATAAACATTTTGTCCTGAACTATTTACTAAGTAATGTCCATTTTGAATAAAAATAAATTGAAGATATTGATTTAATGCTGAAATTTCATATAATCCATCAGGAATTGTTAATGTATAAACTGTTGCTACACCTGCGCCATTAATCCAATTATAACTAAATGTATTATTACTCAATGTTGATGATACATTAAACCAAGAATAATACATTGAACAACTTGCAAAAGCGATTGAAGATTTTTTAAATTGAACACTATTTGGAAATTTAAATACCATTTGATTATTTTTTCCATTAGGTACTAAATTTGAAGAATTAAGTATAATAGTTTTCATCTTGTAATATAATATTATAAGATAAAAAATCATTTTAATATTATATTTATCTTTTTAAAGGCATTTTTACTCCAGTTCCAGTACTTGACATATTAGATGGATATTTTAATACATGATATGTTGGTCTACCTTCTCTTGAAATTGGATATGATTTTGGTGGTTTATCACCTGTGAATCCTGCTCCACTAAATAATTGCTTTGATAATCCTAAATTGACTGGGACAGAACTTGCGCCGAAAAAGAAAGGTTTTTGATATACTTGACTTGTCATTTGAGGAAAAATTGTATTTGGATTAGAAACTTTTGGTGAATAACCGCCACTCATTATATAATTAATAAAGAAAAAAGTATTTGAAATTATATTTTCAAGTAAAACAAAAAATATAATTTATTTAAAATATTTCTTAAAGAACCTTTGAATTATGATTGCTGATTTATTTTTTATTTTTTATTTTTTTTGTCTTGCTTCTCTTATTTTGGCCATGTGATCTTTAGCAGCTTGACTTCCTTTTTCAAATCTTGCTTTACGTTTTGGTTTAATAGCACCACCTTCATATCTTGATTGAATAGCAGTTTCATCAGCAATTTTATCTGCTGCCATTGTTCCTAATTTAGCTCCAATAGCACTTGCTAAAATTCCAGCTGCTGGACCTCCAACAGCAGTTGCTGGGGCTCCTAATAAAGTTGATGTCGCTGCCGGTATGCCAAAATTTACGACATCAGATGCTAATCCTTCAACGTCAGTAATATATTTACCAGCTTTTTTAGCAGTTTTTCTTACTTTTTTAACAACGCCACTTCCTTCCATACCATCCATACCATCCAGATGATTTTTGCATATAACACATACATTTCCTCCAGAAATATTAGGTGGGTACATTGGTCGGGGTTCTGGTCTGACATCCATCGTTTGTATTGGAATTTTCTTCATTCTTGACATATTAATAATATTATAAAAGAAAATAATTTTAATTTTTTATTTTAATCCAAAAACTAATAGTATTCCTTTATTACTTAATCGGTGAGTTTTAAATTCATTATAATTATTTGGATCAATTTGTTTGAATTTAATTGTATTATCAGTTACATCAGGAATCAATCCTTTAAATTTTCTATCTTTTAACCATTTTTTTGCGTTTGATATATTCCAATCATTTTTTTTTAAAAATACTATTGATTGAACATCAATTATAATATTTTTCTTTAATCCATTTCCATTGATTTTATTCTCTTTAAGTTGTTTTATTATATTAATAGTATCAATCGCATGTTTATATTTTTTAATATCATTTGGATTTTTTATATCTAGTACATTGTAATAAGGTACAGATGTAAGATATTTTAAAAACATTGATTCATTATTCATATCAGAATTAATTAAATCTCCTCCTTGAAGGGTTTTATTTGCTATTGCTCCGATGTCGGTAGCTGTATGTGCAATCCCTTTTAATATTGGTAATCCCTCAAATAATTGCTCTGTATCTTGTTTAATAAATTCATAATCGCTTTGGTCTCCAATACCTGATGCTTGAAGAACATTCAATATAAAATCTTGACAATTTGCTTTAACAGCATCATAACGAAAGAACTGATTTCCCATTCTTTTACGCCCATTTTCCATCAATTGCATAATGGTAATGTTTTGTGGCATATTTGAAACTTGCTTAACCTCTTCATTTGGTCTTCTTGGTGGATTAACAATCATGTTAACTCTTTCAACTTTTTCTAATGAAATTTTTTTCCCAGTTGTAGTTGAAATTTCTATAAACAAATGAAATAGTTCATCAAAAGATTTCATTCTCCTACCGAATTCACCTAAACTAAATACAGATAGTGTCCCAGTTAATAATCCACTAACTGGAGTTCTCTTAATAATGATAGATTGAATAATTTCATTCCCATATTTATTTAAAATTTCTTTGACATTTGGTGGATATTCTAATGAAATTTCCATTATTGATTTAAGTGGTTTAGATATTTCCATAATTATATTTCGTAGGGAGCTTGCTTTCTTCATTGTAAAATATATAAATAAAAAAAATCAATTTTAATCAATTTTAATCAATTTTAATCAATTTTAATCAAATTAATTAGGAATATTATTTGGATCAATTATAGTTAAAAATCCTTTGCGAAATCGTTGAATTGGATCTGCTTCTAAATCAATTATTAACGGTTGCATTTTCTCTCTAGTTGCGTATTCATAAATTGCAATTAATTGTTCTTTTGTTACTCCAAGTCCAAATTCTGATAGAATCATATTTACTTCTCTATTTCCAGATAATTTAAGTAAAACCATATAATTACAATTATTTCTAATTATTTTTGGTATCATAAAAAAACTTTGTGAAAGAAATACTACAGATACATTTAATTTTCTTGCTCTTATATAATATTGTGAAATAGGACCTAAATCTTTTTCTAATACTAAATCGTCAAATACAACTAAATGATTTTGTTCTTTATCAAATTTATCAAGTTTTGGAATATTATTTAATCCTTCTTTAATTATAATTTGGTCTGATACACTAGATAACCATCTGTATAAAGGTTCATCTGAATTTTTTGTTATTACTGTTACAGTTTGAAAAGTTCCTTCATCTCCTCTACTAAATATTTCAATTAAATTTAATAAAAAATTTGTTTTTCCTGAACCAGATGGTGCTATACAACACAATCTAAATGGTATTTTTAAATGATGTAGACTAAAATTTGGATTATTTATTTTATCAATAAAATGACTTGGAATTTTATTATACATGTTAACAATTTTTCCACCATTCATGTCATCATTCGTATGGAGCTTCGCTCCACAAGTGGAATTACTTTCTTCATTCTCAATCTTTTTATTACGAGGCATTTATATAATGTTGAGAGATTATTTCTTAAATTTTTTTTATTTGTTTATAATATAATGTCAGCATATGAAAAACCTACACAAGACCTTGCCATTTTTGACCCCTTAGCATTTACGCAAAATAATACTCCTTTAACAATTGAATCGGGTTCTAAATATTTTCTTAGATTCCCAAATGCTCAAGGCACAGAAAACTTTAATACATTATCCGCAAATGAAATAACCGCCCCTGGTGATTTATTTTTAAACCCTGTTGGGTCTGTCGATATGAATGGAAAAACTTTAAATATGACTAATGGTGAAATTCATAATTGCCCATTAATTCATTCAAAAAATAATGAAGACATCATCATTGAAGGTAAAGGAACAGGAAAAGTAATATTGAAATCAGATTCAACAAAGGTTATGGATATTGGTGATTTTTGTATTGTTTATAGGCCATTATTTATGGATTATGACGTTAATCTATACACCTTTAAAATACTTATTAAAAGCATTACTGATGGAATTGTGAGGTCGGCAATAATTCATACTGAAGAAAGAGTAAGAATTGATAATATAATGAATTCAGGCGGTATTGATTTTGTGACCAAGGATGCAACTGGTGCGAGTAAAAATGTTTTAGAATTAACCTCAGGGGCGGTTATTGTAAAAAGTCCTATAACGTTGAATGATGCGTCATCTGATAATAGAGGTATTAATTCATCAGTATTCAATTTTAATGAAGTCGTCGGTGGTTATAACCCTACTGTTTTATATCAAATATATCAAACAGGTGGAACTGCTAATCATATAAATTATGTCAATAGCGGTAGATTCAATTTTAGTGTTTTTAATGCTGGTTCAACACTTGTTACGCCCTTACAAATAACATCAACTTCTAATAATATTCCGTCAAATATTAATTTAGTAATGGCTGCTGGAACTGGAATTATTAATCAACCATATACTACTGATAGTCCAAGCGCTAATAATTTTAAAAAAACAAATATAATCGTTAATAGTGGTGTGGCGGCTGGTTCTGCAACAAGTGGATTAGAAATATATGATGACTTCAATTCAATTGGAAAAGGTTTATTTATTTTACCTAACTCGGGTAGCGGTTCATTATCAACCTTGAATTTGGCGAATGATTGTGCTATCGTTAGTAGGTCACCTCAAAATAATAACGCTATTTCTATTACTAATTGGAACTCTGATATGAAAAACGGAATTCGAATTTTTACAACTGATGTAAGCAATTGTGGTATGACCCTTCAATGTGGTAGTGGGACATTATTTTCAGAATTTAGAATGGCGTTTAATAGAACTCTAAACACTTTTACAACCTCATATAATAATCCTATTAATTTTAATCCTACTACTTACGGGGCTATATCACCTGCAAGAAGATTATTAAGCGGTTTAGGAACATTAAGTTTTACTGATATATCAGGTAATAATACTGGTGGAACTGCTAATTCAACTATTACAATGAATAGTTTAGCAACAGTTCCTGGTTTAAATTTTGACTGTTCTTTAAATAGTGGAAATCATAATTTTACAGTAAATAATTTATCAGGTACAAAAATAAATCCATTTTCTGTGGGGAGTGAAATTAAGCATAATGTTCCAACTATAATGAGCGATTTTACAGTGCCATTGAATTTATCATATGCGGGTGGATTAATTACTGGTTCTGTCGATGATACAGGCATTTCATCAGCTGTTGGTACAAGAGAATTAACTAATTATTTACTTGTCAGTAAAGGGACTTATATTGTAAATGCTAATTTTAGATTTGCTTCACTATTGAATGATGCGATTGTTGATAGATTAATTTGTGGTATTGGTAATACTACGGCAGCTTTCAATGCTGGGGGTCAATTTTCTACTGGTGTTTTTCGAAATGATTCATTATTTACAATTCAAAATCCTGGTACCGAACGAAGAATAAGTACGACAGTTTTAAGTGTTTCTTCTAGTAATACACCGATATATTTTAATTATCTACTTGAGTTTACATCAGTATCTACTTTAATGTCTATTGGTTTAACATATTCTATAACAAGAATTGCATAATTTTCCGGGAAATAAAAATATCAATGTATATTATACAATGAGTAAAATTCAAGTTGAAGAAAAACAAATCCCTTTTTATTATTTAGTAAAATCTTTTGATATTATGATTGTTGGTTTAGAATTAAATAAATATGTTAATGTTTTAGCGAAATACTATGATGTTAATGATGTTTATTTATTTGAGAAAATTTACTTTATTGAGGGTCAAGAATATTTAGATTGGGGTTCTAATGATGAATATTTAATTAATTTGATTGCTTCAAAATTAGGATTAGTCCTGGTTTAAAATATTAGCAATATATATTATATGGACTCTACTTTACTTTATGGTATAGTTTCAATAGGTGCTGGAGTTATCATAATGATTATAAAAATTTGTTTTAAATCTAAATGTTCGGATGTTTCTATTTGTTATGGATTAATTCATATTGAACGAGATGTATTGCAAGAAATAGAGGAGCAAAAAATAGATAATAGTCATCCTTCTCCAAGTAGAGATTTATCTTTACGAAATTTAGGAATAAATAATGTCTAAGATTATTATATAAAAATAATGGATATACCGCTAAATTATTTTATAGATAAACAAGACATCAATAAATATTCAAATCCAAAAATAGTTCAACAAAAAGCAAAAGAATATGGAATACCTATTGTTTTTAGTCCAAGAAAAAATAAAAAATATGTTATTATGAATCCAGATACAAATAAATATATTCATTTTGGTCAAATGGGTTATGAAGACCTTACAAAGCATGAAGATAAAGAAAGAGCAAAAAGATTTAAACTTCGGAATCATAGATGGGCTAATGCTCCAAAATATAGTGCAAGTTGGTTAAGTTATCATATTTTGTGGAGTTGAATGGTAATATTATATAATATGGTTGAATCATATTATATAAAATAATAATTACATTTTGATTAAATCAGCAATTGAAATAAAATAATGAGGTTTATTCTCACATTTATCTTTACGATTGCTAATAATATTTTTAATTTCAAAAGTATTAAATTTATCTTCATCATATTCAATATAATATATTCCATCTATAAATTGAAATACAAATATGTCAGGAGAATTTATATTTTTACATTTATGAACAGGAATGATAGTTTTATCAAAATCATTGTATTTATTTCTTCTTGATTTCATTTCTATTTTTTTACCAGTAGATGATCCTTCAAAATCATAATTGCAATATTTACCATGCAATTCTTTTGTATTCCTAAATATATCAGAAAAAGTAGAATTTAATTTATTTAATATTTGACTTTCATTAGCATATCCATAATTTAAATCATCTTGAACTGTTCTATTTGATTTTTTTATATTTATTTTCCTAAAGAAGTCAGTGGAACTTAATGTATTGCTTAACATTTGTATTATGTGAATATTATATTTTTGACAAAAATAACGCAATTACAAACATTTTATGTATGATGGTCTTTTTTAAGTATTTGAATATATTTTACATTATAAAATATATTTATATGGATTTATTCGTTTCATATTTTTTTACTTCTTGAAAAAAGAAAGATATTATTATTATTATTATTATTATTATTATTATTAGTTTCAGTTATTAGTTATTCTATTTTTTGAGTGAGTGAAAAGGGAAAAAAGGGAAAAAAGGGAAAAAGGGAAAAAAGGGAAAAAGGGAAAAAGGGGAAAAAGGGAAAAAGGGGAAAAAAAGTGCTTAAATCAAAAGTTTTATTTCGCCGGAAAAAAAAAATAAAAAAAAAAAAAAAAATAAAAAAAAAATAAAAAAAAAATAAAAAAAAAAAAGTCTCTCTAAACAAAAAATAGTTTTGATTTAAGGACTTTTTTTCCCCTTTTTCCCTTTTTCCCCTTTTCTATATAGTATTTATTCAATTATTTCATTCTCATTAATCACAACTTTTAATTTTAATCCTTTGAATGCTTGAACTTGTTTAGTTTTTTCATCATCTCCATCTTTATATTTAATTGTAACTCTACATTTATCATCTCCAACACATCCAAGTTGTTTTAATTCCGCAATAATCTTTTTCTTATCACCTTTAACATTTTGTAATAAATCATCTTTTGCAATCTTGTCTTTATCATTTCCCGTAACATCATACATTTTAAAAATGGATGCGCGAATAGGTTGATAAGCATTATCATCATCATCATCATTAATAACTGATATAGATTTATTAATATAATTTTCATATAATAAATAAACCATGGCATTACTATAATCATCAGTTTTAACTTTATCTTTTAATGTTTCATCTTTAATTAAATATGAACTAACATAAGCTTCACCATATTTTAGTAAATCTTTATTATATTCATCTTGTGTAACAAATGTTTTAACTCCACTAAATTTTAAATGATGTCTTGCACTATCATTACCAGAAATAGATATTTCATTATTTCCAAAAATTCCAATAGATAACTCAAGTGTAAATGCCATTATATCCTGATACAATGCTCTTCCCTTTAATTCATCACCTCCACTCATGATTGATTTCATAACTTTATTGCTAATTTTCAATATACTTTTAATATTATCATTTTCATTATCATCTGTTTCTTGTGTAATAGCAAATCTGACAAATTGAAGAGGTAGTAACCAAGCGTTTTCTTTTGCTAAATCACTTGATTTACTACTTTCTCTTTTACATGTTACATTTTCCAAATTAAATGAACCAATATAATCCTTAAAAGCCCATTCAAATAAAGCATATAAAATACCTTTACCACAATTTCTATTACCACAATAGCTCATAAAATTTTTATCTTCCATATTACCAGTAATTGATCTAGCAAAGAATTTTAATGCTAGTTTAGTTTTATCACCAAATAAATTAATCATAATATCATTTTCAATTAAATCAATAAAATATCTATTAGGATTATTAAAATAATATTCATAATCTCTATCAATGATGACAGTAGTATAAATTGTATCTTTAGGAACATCAACCCATCTAATAAATCTTTTTTGTATAAAATCGAGTACTCCATCATTGAAACATAATTTATTTTTAGTTGATGAATGAAATTTAATATATAAGTTATTATCATTTTTTATGATTGATAATTTAGCAAGTAATCCTTCTCTAATATTTTTAGAAGTTTTAACATTTTGACAATATGGTTCTAAATTAAAATTAGCATTAGTTTTATAAATTTTACTTTCAAGAATATAATTCATTAACATTATATTAATTTCATCATCATCATTAATCCATTTATTATTACTTTTATAATACATTTGTCCTTTTGTATAAATAAATAAATCTTTAACTCTTTCAATGATAATATCGATAGCATCATTATCACAATCAACGAATATATTAGCATTTTTACGTTCTGTTATGATATTTAATTGTTGTTTATCTTTTTCTTGTTTTTGCATTTGTTTATCATTAATAATTTTTTGTTTTTCAAGTCTGACATTTTCTTTTTTAAGTCTAATATTTTCTTTTTCTTGTTCTTTTTTAAGTCTAATATTTTCTTTAAATTTATCATTTAAATCTCGCATTTCACATTTTCGTTGTTTAAGATTTTTTAAATGTTCTATCTTATCAGTTACACCTAATTCTTTAACATCAATTAATTCAAGCGCATCAATTTCAGTTTGTTTATTTGAAATATCAATATATATTTGTTGTAATACAATTATATTTTCTTTAGGGTTAATAAATATTTGTTCTTGTTCTGGCTCTATGGGTTGTTGTTGTATAATAATATTTTCATTTTCTTTACTTTCTTCAAATTCAATATTTTTATTTTCTTTAGTTTCTTCAAATTCAATATTTTTATTTTCTTTAGTTTCTTCAAATTCAATATTTTTATTTTCTTTTGATGTCATTTGTAAAATATGTCTTTCATCCATTGATTTACTAATAAATTTAATAAACTTATAATTATTTGAAATTAACCATTCATTAATAATTTGAATAACAGCTGAATCTCCACCAAATTCATCAACAAATTTTTTTAATAATTTAAATCCATCATACTCGTATGTTGCAATATAGTTTAATTGAGTTCCATAAACGAGATGTGGATGATTATTTTTAATATGATTCATAAGTCCAACAACGATTTCAGTTTCAATTGTTTGACATAAAACTGATAACCAACTGCTATCATAATTATATTTATCTTCATCAATTTTAAGAGTCCATAAGTTAAGTGCTTGTAATTTAGGTGTAATAAGTTTAATGCTTTCAGCAAAATTATCGAGAATATATAAATTATCAGATGAACCTTTTTCATAAACAATATTAAATTGACTCATCATATATTCAATTGGACTTCCATATAATAATCTTGTAATAGCAAGTTTAAAGTTAAGTTCTGGATATGTTTTACTAACTGTTTGTTTTAAACGGTCAAAATTACGAAAAAGTTTAATAATTCTATCAATTTTATTAAATTCATCTTCGTTATTTATATCTTGAAGTTTATATTTATCAATCAAATAAACAATAATAGACAAATGTGATTTAACCATATCAAAATCAACCATAGTTGAATGACATAAAGTATTTCTAGTTTTTCGTTTTAAATAAGTTAGACAAGCTTGTTTTTTACCTTGTCTTGGAAAATATCTACCTTGATGATTTTTTCGAGTATAAGTGACAGATAAAAGTCCATCATCTGTAATATTTGCTAAAATCCATTGAAGTTGTTGTTTTTCTGATTCAAATGTTTTTCTATAATGTTTATCATCAAAACTCCATTTTAAAACAAGATCATTAGATTCAATGAGTTCAAGTAAAATGTCTCTATCATAAAATTCGATTAATTGGAAGGATTCTTGGCTGTTTGAGATTTTTGACATTTCGGGTTATATAATCTATATAGAAAAAAAAATCTTTAAATCAATTTTTTTTAAATTAATTAATTTTAAATTTCCTAAATTAATTAATTTTTCTTAAAAATGTTTTTCTTAATATTTCTTAAAAATGTTTTCCTTAATAATTATAATTAATCAAAATATTTAAAAATTCTTTTTGTATTTTAGTCCAAGCATATTTTCTTCGTTTAGATTTATTATCAATTGCTCTCACTTTATCTAAATTGTTTAATCTGTAAGTATAAATATGAACTTTATTTTGTGCATAAGTTGGTGAAGTCATTTATGTTATTATTATAGTAAGTATAGAAAATATATTTAAATAAAAATAATTCAATTTTAATTTAAAGAATTATTTTCTCCTTAATATATAAAATGAGTAAAGAAATAAATCCTGAAGTTGCCATGAATCATTACAAAACACATTTATTAGCAATTAAAAAATATACTGATGCTAATAGAGATAAAATAAATGAAAATAATAGAATTAATTATAATAAAATGAAATTAGATCCTGAAAAGCACAAGTTACATAAAGAAAAAAAACGAAATGCTTATAAATTAAAAAAAGAAAAATTGCAAGAAAATTTAGAAGAAAAAGAAAATTTATAAATTTAGTTTTAATTTATATATTTTTATCTTAAGAAAATATATAAATATATAAATGGTCTATTCAATCTTCTATTTTAGGTTATTGTGTCGCAGAGTATATTTTTTAACAAAGGATGAATATAATGAAAAAATCGATGAATTCCTCACAAACAAAAAAGATTATGATATTTCTTTGACTGAGGGTAATGATTATTTTGAATGTAGATGTGGAAAGAAGAAAAAATGTAAATGTCGTAAAACCGATAATGGTGATGATATCAATAGTTGGGCTAATGAGAAACACATTATCGAATTTAAATTGAAAGATAATGTTCCAACCTTATCTTACGAAAAAACTCACTTATTCATATTCCAGGATGATGACGAATATGACGAAGCTCTCAGATTGATTGATATGTAATTATGGTCTGGGTCACTAGTGACAGATATGGTGCATGTTTAGAATATCTTAACTTTCTATTTAAATATATAAATTTAAGGAATTTAGTTTTAATTTATATATTTTTATCTTAAGCAAATATATAAATGTCAGAAGTTAAATTTGTTTGTGATACTCAAGAAGAATTTGATAGATTAAAGACTAAAGCAACTAAATTAAGAATAATATTACTTGAAAGAAAAGATAAAAATTTATTTTGTCGTTTATCAGCATTTGATACTAGAGATAAAACTAAATTTATTAAAGAATTAAATGACATGTGGAATACAATGTCTGATGAAGAAATAGATGTTGAATTTAATGATATATGTGTAAATAAATTATTTGAAGGAGGAAAAGATGTTACTACATATCCAGTTGAAACATTGACATATCCTGATCATTCAATTCTATATACTAATGAAGCAATTCCGCTTGCGGAGCAAAGCTCCCTATAAAATAATTTAAAAATAATTTAAAAACAATTTAAAAACAATTTAAAAACTTATTATCACATTATTTTTTTCTAATGTTATAATATATATGTCGGGATATCCATTAAAAAGTGTTTATGATGCAACAAAAAAACGACAAAAATACATCCAAGAATTAGCATTGAGAGCTAAATTAGATGATGTTAATTTACAAGCAAATAAATTATATAAACGAACTGGTGTTATCAGTGCATTGCCTGATAATCGAACAACAACTGAAAAATTAGCAGATTTATATAGATTAAGAATAGAAATATTTAGTAAATTGAGTCCAGTTATGTCTGGTGATGAGGCTCAAAAAGTTGTAAATGGATTAGATGCAAATGAAATTAGATTTTTAAGTCAAAGACTTGATAAAATGATTCAATATTTAAAACCAAAATATAAATTAGGAATTCCTTATCAAGTTTTTAATAATTATTTACAAAAATCAATTGAAGCAATGAATACATTAGGAGATGATAATATTGCTAATTTAGTTCTTGTAGAAAATATGGTTAGTAAAGATGATTTTAATTCAGCTTTAACAACTATGATGCAACAATATTCAACCGCAGAACAAAATAAATTGAGAGGAGCAATGAGAATGTATGAAGGATTAACTAATACAATTAAAAAAGCACAACAAATAGTTAATTTTCAAAATATAGATCCTCAATCACAAAATGATTTAACTCGTTTAATATCAGATATGTCAAGTAAAATGCCAACTGATAATGAAATTGAAAATTTAGATTCAGATTATCAAACTGCAATATCATATTCAGATACACAATCAATTGCAAATTTAAAACAAAAAATAGATACTTTAGTTGCTAATGTTAATTCTTTACAAAATGATAAACAAGATTTAGAACAAAGTTTGAATGATGCAATTCGAAGTAATCAAATATCACAAGTACAATATACATTAAATGTTCCACCAGAACAACAAACTATTTCACAAATACCATCTCAAACAATATATAAAACATCAGGAGCTTATACTTATATTCCACCAAATGAATTATTAAATTGGACTAGAAAAAAGAAAATTGGCGCAGATTTAGAGGGTTATATGACTGAAACTTATAATTTATTACCAGATAAACAGTTATGGAAAAATAGAGGAGGAGTAGCTATAAAAACAATGAGTACAAATTGGCTAGTAGATAAACTTCGCAAATGGATTATTGATAATGATGATTTATTTAAAGAAATTTGGACTGAAACAACTATTTCTGCAATTCCTAGTATTTTACCAACTCCACAAGTAACTCCACAAGTAACACCTTATCAATCAACTCAACCAAGTCGTCAACAATCACTTCAACCAAGTCCACAACAATCAGGAATATCAACTCCACAACAATTAGGAATATCAACTCCAGAACTTCAATTTCCAAAACCAATACAAGTTACTCAATTACCTGGATCTTTAACATTAAAACTTATTTCAGATTCTATTGGAATAACTCCAAAAAATATTAATGATCTTATTTCTGATGTTGTATCTGAATTATCATCCGCAGGCATTCAAATATCTTCATCAGATGTTAAACAAATGATTAAAGATTTACCATCAACACAAACATATCAAACATCAATTAAATCATTACCTGAAATATCAGCATATATTTTAGATTGGATTAATAATTTAAGAAGTGAACCAAACATTTCAGTATCTGATTATATTGATAATAGAGTTATTAGTGGATCTGGAATGAAAAAAAAATCAAAACAAAGTGGTAAAATGAAAGGAAAAGGAATTTCAATTGATTTTGATGCTGGAATGCAATCTGGAAATGAAAGACAAAGTAATTATGTCCCTTTTGGTAAATTTATTATTAATAGAAAAAAATTAGCAGATGGAATTATTATGATAAAACGATCTAATGGCGCATTCATGGGTGATATGCAAACCAAACGTATTTCAAGCAAATTAAAAAATGTTTTTGATAAAATTGTAGGTGGAAATATTCCATCATTTAATGATTATGATAAGTTAGATGATGATGAAAGAGAATATTTAAAATATGTTTCATCTAAATCAAATCTTGAAGATAAATTATCAGTTCCAGCACCAAAAAAAGATACAGATGAGCAATTGATAAATAAATTTGATGTCATGCGCGGCCAATTATGTGCTGGTCAGGATAATAGAGAAATGATTGAAGAATTTAAAAAAATACTTATTGAATTATGTGATAAAAAATTGTTGCCTCGTCGTCAAGTTTCAGATATATTAATTGATTTGGCAAGATATTATTAACCCAGAAAACGTAGTTTTCCGAACATTTCCTTTTCTTAATTAACCATATTATATAAATATACAATTCCGCCCCAATATTAATAATTGATTTAAAATTAAAAAATAAAATATTTATATTAATATAATAATGTCTGATATTAAGGAAATATTAAGATTAAAACGTCCAAATTTAAGTGAGTCATCAATTACAACTTATAATAGCATTATTAAAAATTTATATAAAAAAGTATTTCAGAAGAATGGAGACATTTTTAACGTAGAAGATTTTAATGATTCTGAAAAAGTATTAAATTATTTACAAGATATTCCAAGTAATAAACGAAAAACTATTTTAGCTGCAATTACAGTTTTAACAGATAATGAAAAATATAGAAATCAAATGAATGAAGATGTTGATAAATATAATGTTGAAATTTCAAAACAAGAAATGACTGATAATCAACGAGAAAATTGGATTGAAAGTAAAGAAATAAATGATTTATTAAATAAATTTGAAAATGAAAGTAAATTAATATATAAAAAAAAAGACAAAACAATTGCAGAATTAAGAATAATGCAAAATTATATTATTCTTTGTTTACTTGGAGGTAAATATATAGGACCTCGCAGATCACTTGATTATGTTAATTTTAAAACAAAAAATATTAATAAATCAACTGATAATTATCTTGAAAAAAATGAAATGATTTTTAATTCATATAAGACTGTGAAGAGTTATGGAACTCAGAAGGTAAAAATTCCTGCTAAATTGAAAAATGTATTACTTAAATGGATTGCAATTAATCCAACAGATTATTTATTATTTGATAGTAATTTAAATAAAATGTCATCAGTGAAATTAAATCAAACATTAAATAAATTATTTGGAGGAAGAAAAATATCTGTTAATGCTTTAAGAAAAAGTTATTTAACTGAAAAATATTCTGAAATGAGTAGAAAAACTAAAGAATTAGAAGAAGATATGACAATGATGGGATCTAGTATAAATGTAAGTCAAAACTATATTATGTTAAATGCACCAAAATAATTCAATTAAAGTATAATTAATATTTTTTTATCTATATTAATTATATAAAGTATGTTAAGTGATGTTCAAATTACCGAACTTTGCCAAAGAATGTTAATCCCGTTAGCTGATAAAAAAGGAATTATATTTAAGAGTGAAATTAATGTAAAAGATTTACAATATAATAAATCTTATTTTATTAATTTAGATGATGAATATGATGAAAAAGGAAAATTAAACTCTGGAAGTCACTGGACATGTTTTCAGATTGTTAAATATCCAACAGGTGAAATAGATCCAATTTATTTCGATCCCTTTGGAATTGGAGCACCAGAAATTATTAAAGAATCAATTATGGCATTTTGTAAGAAAAAATTACCACATACAACTAAAGATATTCAGAGCATGCTTGCAAATGCTTGTGGTTGGTATTGTTGTGCTTTTTTACATTTTATTAATAATTATCCTAGAAGAACTGGAGATGTATATGATGATACAGAAATATTCTTAGATTATTTTGATGATTTAAATAAAAGTTGTGATTTTTTAAAAAATGAATATACTTTAAAAATGTTTTTTCAACCAAAAGATAAATCATTAAGAAGACCAATTACTACACTTGCAGATGTTGATTTTAATGAAATCACAGAGGATTTGAATGGAAATGTTACAACTCCATTTAAATAAGAGATGGGTCGCCGATGAGTGAAACGTAGTTTTCTGGTATCATTCCATTTTTTTATTTCTATCTGACATCCAATAATCATAACCATAAGTTACAAATAGTTCTTCATTTTTTTTAATATTTTTTGTAGCAATGACAAATAATAAATTATTATAATATTTAAAACAACAATTAGCTCTTAATTGTGAAGATTCATTATATTCATTTATTTGTTCTGAACTAGTAGGAATAATTTTAGTTCCATCATTAATCATATGACCAATATAAGTTGGATTATCATATAATTCAGGTGTAGCAGAAATATTAATATTATCAGTTAATCTAACAAGATAATTATAAAAAAAATCACTAGATAATTCGATTAAATTTTCTTTTGTAAATTCAGAATTTGAAAACTTTAAATTAAATAAATCTTTACTAATTAATAAATTACAAGTTTTAGTTTTTTTATTTATAGTTTCAATAACAATATCAGCCGGATAAATTGTTATTATATCACCTAAAATCATATCTTTATCATTATTTGAAAATACTCCTAATCCATGAACTTCGCTTGAAGATACATAAGAATTATTCATTACAATATCATATTTATTAACAATAGTCCATAAATGATGATTTCCTGATTTTTTAATTTGATTTTGAGTTGTAAATAAATAACTTTTTAAAGCAATGAAAATTTCATCAGTAACATTAACTTCCGTTAAATTAAACATTTATATATTTCCTTAATATTTTAATTTTAAAAATTAATCTTAAAATTAAATTATTAATATTGTTTAAAACTTTCTTCAAATATTTTTAAATTTTTAAATCCATAAGAATTACATATTGCATGAGAATCATATATTAATCCTTCTTCAAGTAATTTTAAATGTATTTTTTTTTCATCTACATATCCTTGTGTTAAAAGAATTGTTTGAATTGTATTCATTAATGTATAAAAATTAGTTTTACTCATAAAACAATATTTTGACATAATACCATGAGAAATATATTTAATATATTCATTATTTGTATTTGTATATACATCATTATATGAACTTAGCAATTGTTCTATTTCATTATTAATATATTCACTATCATCATAATGACAATAAATAATTAATATATTGGTACAATTGTAATCAATTCTCAATACATTTGAAACATTTTTTTTATGTAATTCATCATAAGTATTTGAATAACCATATTTTACATAAATTTCCCAATTATTTTCCCAATCATTTTCCATTTATATATTTTCTTAATATTTTAATTTTAAAAATTAATCTTATATTTTAAAAAAAAATAAGTTATTAAGGAATAATTTAAAAAATAATATATTATAATATAATATAATATGGAATTTGAAATTTGCTCTATTTGTCAAGAAAATATAACCGAATCAACAAATTTATTAACAACTGAATGTAATCATAAATTTCATACAAATTGTTACATGAAATATATTAAGCATTCAAATAATTATAATTGTCCTATGTGTCGCAATTCAATTATTACATTAGATACTACATCAGCCCAATTTCGCTTGGGGTCGAACGAGGAGACAGATACTATAATGAATTATAATTCATTTTTATCTGAAAATTATCATAAACGTAGAATGCAATTTAGTACATATTACAAAAGAGGGAACAAAAACGCTGCTAGAGATTGGCATACTTGTTTCCACATATACAATGAAGAGATGGACTTAAATAAAATGGTAAGTTATAATTTTTATGTGTTTTATGAAGATTTGGAATATTTTAAAGAAAAAATATTTTCATATTTAAATGAATTGCCTCAATCAAATAACATGGAAAATGTATTATTCATAAGTAGTACAATTAATCTTGAATCGAATAGGATGGCTGAAACAAACTTTTTTAACTTAAATAATGTAAATTATTTTATAGCTTTAATATATATTTTAAGACAATTTAAACAAAAAAATTATTTTGAATACGACAAAGAATTTGAAGAATTAGGATATTTTACAAGAAGTAATTTGATGACAACTGATGAGAATAATAAAATTTTTAATGCTTTGTATGAAATATAGATATATTTTATACATATAATACATTAATTATTTCTCAATATTTTAATTTTAAAAATTAATCTTAAAATTAAATTAAGAATATATTTAAGTTTTATTAACATCACTAATTAAATCATTCAATTTATTTATTTTTTTATTTAATGATTCAATCATTTCTTGATGCTCTTCAATATCCCAAGTAAGTTGTTCAATATAATAATTTTTAAATAAATTAGTTTTTTCTAAAATTAAGTTTTTATATTCTAATATTTTTTCATCATTATTATTGAATATGAAAGTTGGATCACTTAAATTATTTTTAAAACAATTATCGCAAATATAAATATGTTCATCATAACCTTTAGTTTTATATGTATTTTTAAAATAAATAACATTAAAAATATTATAATTAGAACATGCTAAACAATTTTCACATATTGATTGTTCACAACAACAAGAACAATTAATGAAAGAACATCTAGATTCTTCACAGTTATCACATAAATAAAAATCAAATCCCATTATATATTTTATCTAGAAAATAATTTTTAATATATATTTGACATATTTCCATTAAAATAAACAAGTGAATATTTAATGCCCTGTAAATCATTTGTATTATAATGTTCCAATTCTGCACCATTAAAAATTATTGGTTTTAAATTAGCATCATGACTTTCTCCATTTATAACTATATTGCAACCAGTATAATCACCAAATGATAATAATAATGATTTTCCAATATTTTTGCTATCTTTATGTGATGGACAAATTACATTTTTATTTATATGAATTGAAGTATATTTGAATGGAACTATTATATTTCCAATTCTTAAAAGTTCATTGTATATTTCAGGATATTTAATTGATAAAGATGATAGATCATATATATTACCATTTGTTCTTTTAAATCTTGCTCTTGTCATTCCAAATGTTGTAGATTGATGACCCAAAGGAAATCCTCTACGATTGGTAGCTTCAGTTTTTTTTGGAATATATATATTTTCAAGCATACAATATAATAATGATAATTCACTCGCTGAAATTTCTGGAAGTTGAATTATATCATAGGCAGTACCCTTGAGTTTTTTGAAACATAAATTAGGCATTTGATTATATTTATCAAGTGGTAATTTTTTATAATTAAATTTTAAAAGAGATGGATATTTATATAATAAACAGTTTAAACTATGAATATAATTATCTTTGTTACGTTGAGATGATAAACCTCCTTTCTTTGCAAAATATTTAGTTTTAATTAAAATATTATTGTATCTCCCAGTATTTCCATATTTTAAAAAATATAATATAGAACGTTCCCAATCTTCAGTTAAATAATTTAATTTTAATTCTTTATGATTACGTAATATTTGAAAACATCCTATAATTAAATAATGACCAATTTTAAATGTATTACCATTTTTTCGTTGCTCATAAAAAAATGGGTTAACACTTGGATTAATTCCAATAATTCCAACATTATTTACATTCATAAAAATTATACAATCATCAATCCATTCAAGAAATGGTTTATTATCTTTTTCAATTAAATCATCGATATCATCATCAATCGATAATATAATTTGTCCTTCATCATAATAATCAGTAATAAAATTACGTTGTTCTACAAGTCCAATAACTCCAATAATAAAATTATAATCTTCTCCAATTGAATTTATATATTTTTCTTTTTGGTCTTGACTTGATACAAATATATCAATCATATCATTTGCAACATTATTTCTTTTTAAAAAATCAATTGTCTTAAAATTATCATATCTTTCATAAGTTGGAATAACTATTCTATATTGAACGAAATTGTTAAACATTATATATTGCTGAAATACTTTAAATATATCTGATTTAATATAAAAAAAATTGAATTAATATTTTAAAATATATTCATATATAAATATTCATAAGATGTCAGCATTACAAAAAATATTAGATTGCAATGATTTGATAAAATTAATTATTGAATACATTCCACCTCATCCAGTAGCAATTATTATTAAAGATGAATTTAATAATTCTATGAAAAATATGTATATTGATATTGATCCTTTATTATATATTGATGAAGAACCATCAACATTGAAAGAAATATTTCATTTTAATGAAGATAGAATTTATCATACAAAAATAGTTGCTGTCATAAGGTTTGATAATTGGTTAAAACATATAAATAGTTCAATAAAGAAAAGAGAAGTATTCTTTAATTCACCATATCAATATTATATTCAAGAATTATATGATGAAGCAATAAAATTATATAATTCATTTAGTAAAATAATTATTGATGATTATAGAATTATTAATGAAATGCCTTATGAAAGTGATGACGATATATATTAAGGTTCATTATTGTTTGTTATAATGTATGGTCATTCTTATTTTTTTAAGTGGTAATTTATTATCTGTTCCTCAAGCAATGCAATCGCAATCCTCATCTTCGAATTATCAATTTCGTAATACGATGCCTGTGATGATAAAACGATTGGTGAATAAATGAGCCAGAAAACTACGTTTTCCGAACCTTTCCCTCAACAACAAGAACAAGAACTCTATTATTATTATTATTATTATTATTATTATTATTATTTGTTATTATTATTTGTTATTATTATTGTTATTAGTTATTCTATTTTTTGAGTGAGTGAAAAGGATGAAAAGGGGAAAGGGTGAAAAGGGGAAAAAGGGGAAAAGGGGAAAAAAAGTGCTTAAATCAAAACTTTTATTTCGCCGGAAAAAAAAAATAAAAAAAAATAAATAAAAATAAAAAAAATAAAAAATAAAAAAAAAAAAATAAAAATATCCAATACAAATAAAAGTTTTGATTTAAGGACTTTTTTTCCCCTTTTTCCCTTTTTCCCCTTTTCTATACATAGCATTTATTCAATAAATGAGTGGGTAATTTTATATAAAATATGCGATTCTACTAAGTAATGAGTGGGTAATTTTATATAAAATATGTGATAATTATATATATTATTATTATTATTTTTACTTCTCAAAGAAAGAAAGAAATAAATATTATTATTGTTATTATTAGTATTATTAGTATTATTATTATTCTATTTTTTTGAGTGAGTGAAAAGGATGAAAAGGGGAAAAGGGGAAAAAAAGTGCTTAAATCAAAACTTTTATTTCGCCGAGAAAAAATAAAAAAAAAAAAATAAAAAAATAAAAAATAAAAAAAATAAAAAAATAAAAAAATAAAAATCCTAAAACAAAAAATAGTTTTGATTTAAGGACTCCTTTTCCCCTTTTCCCCTTTTATATTTTTCACTAATTAATTAAATACTTAATTCTTATTTATATATTTATGATGTAAATAATAATGAATGTTGAAATATTTTAAGACTGAATATGGTCTCAAAATATTACTGTATAATTTGTGATTGAAAAATATAATTAAAAATAATCTATAACTAATGAGAGCATATATGGTCTTAAAATGTTTCGAATATATTTCATAGTTGAAACATTGCGACCCCCGCATAGTGAAAGACGTTACCGTATATATAAAATGATTAAAATAAATTTATTATAATATATAAAATGATTAAAATAAATTTATTTTAATTTTAAAATATATATTTTTAGATAATAAATATTAAAAAAAAAAAATTCTTAAAAATAAAAATTGAAAAAAATTTAATCGATTGTTAATTAAGATTTATCTTAATTAAATCGATTTAATTAAGATAAATCTTAATGTACAATCGATTATATTTTTTTGTATTTTTATTTT